TCACTCCTCTGTTAGTGGTTGTGAATATGTCAGCGTTCCTTAAGAAGACTGTTATTTCTTCTTTTAATTTGAAGTAGTCGATGTAAGTCATTTGAATTGCCTCTCAATGTTATCCTCGATGATGCCCGGGAGTTTGTTGTGTAATGTGTTCCTAATGAATGGTTGAGGAGTGGTTCCAGGATGGTGTACTACTTTTGCGAATACGTCACCTCTACCAGTACTACCAGGAGTTCCGCTCTTCCAATGTAAGGCTTTCTTATTCTTCGGCTTAATGATGTGAGGTGCCGTACCGAATTCGACATACAATCCATAGTCAGCCATCTCAACAGTGATAGTATCACCTTCCACATTGTAGACAATACTGTTCTTCAACCGACCAGTATCAACAGGCACGACATCTACGAGAGCATTCATCAAATCATTACCGATGCCCTCTAGAGCCTTAGCCCAACCAACTTCAAATGTCTCGCTAGTCAAATCTTAAACCCCCATGCAACGTTATAGAAATGTGTATCGCCCAATAGTCTTGGCTCAGCTTCGTGAATACGATATGTGTATGAACCATAAGTTATCTTATCGTTCTTATTAATAGTCACGTCTGGCAACACCATTATAACCACGTCGGCTTCTCTGAAAAGGCCTACTTTGTCTTGCGACCAAGCATCCTCCTTACGATAGAGAGCACCGCTTATAGAAGAGTCGGTTCCGTCTGTTAAGACTTCCTCGCCTGTGATTGGGTTAGTAGTTTTCGTTGCTGGGGTCCTTGTGAGCGTCTTAGCAAAATTGTTTATCATGTTTGCGTATGTGTCCGCTCGAAAGTTTATACTCATTGTTTGACCTCCTGGTCACTATTAATAAACTGATACGTATTTAACTATCGTTTTTTTTAAGGCGTCACGTTCTTTGCTGAGCATGTCCCATGCGCCCCTGATGTTAATGTATGCTTGTCCTACAGTTAAACTTCCTTCTGGAAGACTGTAAGTGCTTGGAATATTATGTGTTCCGCCTGCTTGTGCCATCAACGCTTTTAGTGCTGCATACACCATTGTTAGTCGTTGAGCCATGTAAGGTAGTTTCACGCCGTAGTAATAAGTGAAGCTGTTTAAAAGGCTAGAAGCCGATGTCCATGTAGTCACTTCAGAACTGCTGGAGAGCTTCAATTTACCAGATTCTTTGTACTGGTAAACTGACGAGGGGGTGAGGGTGGTGGAGTTACTGGACACCGACTCTAGCAAAAGGAGTGGATACTTGTTGAGCATTAGTTCAATTGTGTCGTCTCCGTCTCTTAACTCTTCGGAGATGAACGGGTCTTGTGCTGTGTAGTAAATTTCGTATGTTGAAGTGCTGTCAGGGTTAGTCGTCCAAACAGCGCTGACCATCAATGCGGTTGTGGTGTTGCTACTTATCTTTCTTATTTGACCACTTCCTAACCCGCCGGTAATCCATACGTAATGTTTCTTGTATGCGTTACCTGTCCAACTAGCCGCGCTATCAGTTAATGTACTTGCTGCACCTGATGTTGCTGTGCCTGAGTCTTCTTCTTTCCAATAGGTCATATTGGTGAGTCTATCAACCTCTGCTTCTGCTCCTTTGATGAAATAGCCTAGGTTCTTCTCTGCTATCTCACTGAGCGTTATGCCTGTTGTCGCGTATGCTTCATCGGTTGTACAATACATTTTCAGGTTCCCTCTACAAAAATGACTACTTGTGCTGACTTACTAGCTCCCATGTTTGCTCCGACAATGTTTACTTTGCCTACTACACAATATGGGCTATCTGTCTTTGTTCCTGTCGTGGTAATCCAAGGGAAGAATACTGAGTTGCCAGTCGCTAAGACTGCTGTGTCAGTATAGATTGCTGTTCCGAATGCGTCAGTCACTGCTATATCATAGCTAGCACTTGGCGCAGCAGTTGATGATGGAACATTGACTAGCTGTATTACTCTACCACTAACACTAACGCTACCGGTTGCGTTGCCACTACTATCACTAGTAAGGCTTACTACGTGTGATTGAATAGTCATTTTATTTCTTCCCTCTTCGTAATGGTTTGAGAGCGACTTTGACATCTTCGATATCAACTTTGCCATCTTTGTTTAAGTCGAAACGACTTGTTTTCTTTTCTTCAACTTTCTTTGGTACAGTCTTCTCGACCATCTCAACATACAGTTGACCTTTCTCATTCTTCTTGATAACCCCTTCTGGGTCTTTGTGTCCTGGCATGATTGTAACCTCCGTTGGTGTTGTGTTGTATTATGAAAGATAAAAAAATAAAAAAATAAGTTGGTTGCTTATGCGAATGCTCCAGGTGTTGCTCGACCTTGAATCTCGATAACCCTACATTTGTTAGCGTTAGCACTCTGAACCGTCACGGTGACGGTTCCAGTCGTTACAGAACAAGTAGCAATATCCGTTACTATGATGCTACCACTCGTAGTGTGTACCCAGCTCTTAATCGTTAATAGACCAGTTGGCGACATGCCATAGTCTGCTAAGTCAAAAGTGAAGGTGTTGTTTTCGTCAGCGGTGTTAGGAGTCATAAAATAAACTCTCTTAATACCGGCGTTTGGCATTACTTCCCAATTTTCTAATACGCTAATTGCTGTCATTATACAAACACCCCTAGGTCGGCTCGACCGGTTATTTGAATTACCCTAAAGTCGTTGTCTGTTCCTGCCGCTAATGTCACGGTTAGTACGCCTGCTGATACTGCGCAGGTGTTGAGCTCTGTCGTAACGACGCTTCCACTAGTCGTGTGTACCCAGCTTTCAACTGTTAGTAATCCTGTTGCTGAGATGCCATAATCCGTAAGAGTGATTTCTAACGTGTTACCTGCATCTGATGTGTTCGCGGTGGTTAAAAGAACTGTCTTTAAACCATTGTTCGGGGATTGCTCCCATGCTTTCAATAGTGTAGTTGCTGCCATTATACAAACACCCCTGCGTCGGCTCGTCCAATTACTTGGATTACCCTTGCGTCGTCGTTTGTTCCTGCTGCTACTGTTACCGTCAAGACACCAGATGATACTGCTGTGGTGTTTGCTTCTGTGGTTATAATGCTACCGTCTGCGGTTTGAACCCAGCTATCTACAGCTAACAAGCCAGTTGGATGTATGCCATAAGTTGCTAGTGTTATCGCAATAGAATTGGTTGCGTCGGTAGTATTAGGTAACAAGAACAGCATGGTCTTCAACCCAGCGTTAGGAAGTCCTTCCCAACTCTTTAATATACTTGTTGCTGTCATCTTTTTTTACCTCATTCCTTGTACACGATAAGCCCTGAAGCAAGTAAGTATGCTGCTCCTGTCATCGTGATTACGTTCGTTGCGAGAGTGCAAGCATCGACTGTTCCTGCACTATCATCTATAATTACTGCGCTTACTACCGCCGAAGCGTTAGTCACAGTAAAAGTGTCATTCTGAGCGGCCTTATTTGCTGAATCTATAAACCCAAGTTTATACCCAGCATTAGTCATTCCGCCTAGAGGTGCTAATTCAATAGCGACTACATTTACATTTGTCATGTTCATTACCTCTGATTATCTATATACTAGGAAGCCTGAGTGTGTTCCAGCATTTGCGTCTGTCATAACTATAACGTTAGTTGTGATAGTGCAAGCGTCTATTACTCCTGTTGCGTCGTCTGCTAAGACAGCCAGACCGACTTCTCTAGCGTTCATTACAGTCCATGTGTCGTCTGCTGCAACTTTCGCTTTCGAATCAACCCTTCCAAGTTTCCATCCCTCATTCGGGACACTCCCTGTTGGGCTTACTTCGATAGCAGTTACGTTTGTGTTTGCTAATACCATGATTGTCCTCCTTGTATAATCTTATAATAAAAAAGAAAAAAAGATTATTCGTTGCTTATGCGCTGATACCGGTGATTGAAGAGCAGAACGCGGTGTTCTTGATGATGAGTGCTTCGTACACTTTAAGTGCGAATTTCTCACTATCGTTGGTTCTGGCAAGCTCAAAGTATGTTAAGTCTTGCAAGACTCTCATTTCCACGACGCTCATGTCTAGGAAGTAGATTGCCTTCTCAGCTGTGGTGTTGCTCAAGTACATGCTAGGTACGATAGGAATACTACCAACCATGCTGTGGAATACGATTGTGGTGAATCCCCAGAATACTTGTGCTTCGGCTTTCATGTAACCGATTTTCTGCGTTAACAACTTGAGTATGTCGGTGTAGACACTTGAAGCGCAGATTCCTAAGTTAGGTCTTCCGCCATCATCGAATGCGTACTGGACTGCTGTGTGCATGTCGTCAAGTGAAAGAGCAGTGGTTCCTTTTGCTACAGCGTTCGTAGTACTCATTAACTTCACGATACCTGAGTATTGCGTTGCGTCAGTACTAGCGTCACCATTGACAATTAGGCTTTCTTGCTTCTCTCTGATTTCTCTAGTCTTAACTAAGACTTCTTGCTGCTTTGCGTTTGGTGCTCCTGCGTCCGCGAAAGGACCGGTTGCGCCTGCGCCAGGCTGCATTCCAGCTAATACGTAGCTAGGTTGTGCTGCGATTGATGGACCAGTTACTCGGCCGACAGCATAAATGTACTTAATTGCTGTGCTCTTTCTATCGTACGTAGTCACAGTCTCTGAGAGAGCCGCGTCTTCGTTTGCAGTGATTGCTCCACCTTTTGCGGTGATTTCGTTGTAGTCAGCGTAAGTTCCTTGGTTGGTAACCCTAGGGATTAACTCAACAATAGGAGTGTACTTTCGTGTAGTATCAATGATACGTGGGTCAACATAAACTGGGACCATTGCGTATCCTGCTGTACCTGGGCCACCTGCGGTGACACCGTGTGCTTTGAGACCAACATCGAATGCTTTACCGACGTTCTCACGTAAATCAAGTGCTTTTACTCCAAAAACATTCTGATATACGGTTTTGTCTGGAAGGCTACCAAATGATTGCTGGTATGCGCTTGCAGGATTCATATTTACGGGTTGTGTGGACATTTTCTTTTACCTCATGTCTGTCTTTTTTCTACACATAATCGAGAGGCGATTTTGCCTTCACTTTTACTGTAGTTACTTTGTCTAGGCCAGTGTTTACAATTCCTTTCATCATAGGCTTATTCATTTTTGCCTTTAGCTCAGCAACTACTTTCTTCTGCTCAGCTAATTCATCTTGTAAACTCTTAATCTGGTCAAGAGGGTTATTCTTTGGTGCTTCAGGTTCCGTTACAGGTTCTTCCTTTGGCTCCTCAGCTGGTTCTTCCTTTGGCTCTTCCTTAGGTTCTTCCTTTGGTTCTTCCTTCGGTTCCTCAACTACTACTACTTCTTCTTTGGGCTCATCAGCCACTTCTTCCTTTGGTTGTTCGTCTTCTGGCATATTACCATCCTCCTTGTCCTTCAACAGTATAGTGTTCATACTTTTGTAGAAACTCTCTGTCATCCTGGCACCCTTGTTAACTGGGTTGCCTGTGATTGCGACATTTAATAGTTCGAGATTCTTCAGTAATGTAACCTGGGCTCCATTTATGAATTCTTTAGCTGAGTCCTTAACTTTGTAAGCTATGCTAAATGCATCAAGAAACCCGTCTCGGATACTTTTCCAGATGGTCTCGAACTTATCGTGGGATTTGTTGATAACTGCCTCAACCCATAAGCCTTTCTTATCCATGCCAGCGCTAACTATCTTCCCTACTGGGATGTCGTTTTCGCCGACAAAGGTTCCGTGCTCGATATCTAATTTGACGTTACCGGCTTTGATTTGACCAACCATGTCTGTCATGGCGTCTCTAGTGACTATTTCGTTGGCTCGGTCTAACTCGTCGGTAGATATGTATCCTTTGACGTGGTATTCTTTGCCTGCTTTTATGCCTAGTTCTGCGTATTCGAAACTGTTTGTTACGAATGAAAAGGAGCTTTTTGATTCCATTTTTGTCTTCCTCGTATTGTTTTTTAATTTTAATCTTTTTAAAAATATTTATTTATATCGCTGTGTATAATATCCAAGCACACACAGTACATGGTGATGATGATGTTGTGACTGATGTGGTCCTGAATGTTAGTCTATCATTATTAGATAGCGCTACTGGTGTGAATGTGTCATTAGTTGCACTTCTTGCTCCTGCTAAAGTGACATTACAAAGTGCTCCTTGTAATGCTCCACTGATATTGGCTTCTATAACTGCAGCGCCAGCAGCATTGTTGATAGTAGCAGACATAGCTACTATTGCTGCAGTGTGTGTAGCTGGTATATACACAGCTATACCTGCGTTTGATGGTGTGTTAGCTCCATTACCAAAAGCCCATTCGTAAGTTGTATTTCCTAGTGTGCTGTTTTCTTCAGCCCATATAGGCACCATGTAATTATTAGTTGCTGCTCCTGCTGCTCCAGTATCTCCTTTTGGTCCTTGGGTTCCACCCTGTCTTACACCGTCGATTATAATATCCATTTTAGTTCTTGTCCGTATGCTCATACCAAGTGACTTCTATCGATGCTGGTCCATTTGATGTAGCCGTGTCGGCTCCGACATATCTGAAGCAATATCTAGTGCCTGCTAGTAAGATGTACTCATCGGTTCCTCTTGAGCCACCAGCTGTTCCTCCTTTTCCAGCACCAACTGCTTCTATATGTAGTTGAGTTGTTGAGCTGGTATAAGTTGCGTTAACCACTGGAGTGGTTGCTGTTGAGACTTTTACTGAGTTCCTATTTCTATTGTGTGGGACATAAGCTGTTCCTCCACTTGTAACTGCTACTTCTTCAATACTGAAGAGCCCAGCGTTTGTTGCTCCAACCATGGCTTCACAATGAAACCATTTATCTCCTGCAGGTGTAGTGAACGCAATATTGATTTCTCCATCTTTCGCAAGATTAGCATCTGCTACGTGTATAGCAAAAGAACTTCCAGAGTGGACTTCGTGATGTGAATAATCAATATTCATTAAAACATTAGTGCTTGCATCAACGCCAACATCTAAATCATTAGCTACCAAACCAACATTACCAATAGTGTTGGTTCCTGATGCAATAACAGGGTCAGCAGTAAGAGCAACAGGACTGTTCTTGATATTAGCAGAAACATCAACTGTGCAAGCACCACTTGTCTGAGTGATAATTATAGTGAAAGACTGACCGTTAGTCTGTCCAAAATTAATAGAAGAAACAGCTACTGAAAGACTGGTGTTACCTACGCTCTCGTAAATCTTAGTACCATTGTCAGAAGATATAGTTATAGTTCGAGACTCAGCACTTGAGAACTCAAGACCAACGTTATCTAATATGTAATCATAAGAAGGAGTTACTACCTCTGAATAAGGTGCTGCGTTTATGTCGTAAGCCGTGTCGTTAATAACATTCTCAATCTTTAATTGTGATGTTGTAGGAAGGGGATTATCACTGTCCACTGGTAGCCCTGTGTCATAGTCCATTATTTTTATAGGTACTGGGTTGTCTTCCTTGACCATAGCGTTGTTGTTGAATTCGGTTAGTGTCATTCTTCATCCTCGAACAAGTGGTCCATACCAATAACCTTACCTTCAACGCCTGCTAATACTGCGTCATCCTCTTCATCATCCATCCTTTTGAATTCTTCTTCTAACATTATAGGTACCCCCGCTTGGCTATGTCTTTATTTTCAGCTAACATCTTAGCTGGCATAGTGTTGTCTTTCCTTGTGAATGAGCCGAAATGTTGGCTCAGTTTATCAACTGTAGATTTAATCATGTGTTCGTAATCAACTATCATCTCGTAGGGTGTGTATCGTCCTTCTTCGACGTATCTTTTAGCCGCCATTGTCATTGCTTGGTCTACTGGAACATCAACGAATATGAGTGTGGACTTGTAACCTTTAGCGTGTAGTTTATCAACAACCTTCGCTGACTTGTCGTGGTTCTTCATCGTCCCATCAATTATGAAGTTTGCTCCTTGTTTTGATGCTTCTGCTATGAATGTCTGATTAAGTGTAGTGCTCTCTTTGTGTACTATCTGTGAGCCTTTACCACCGTTGTACTCTGGTAGTCGCTCTTTAATCTGGTCTGCGGCTAACATTACATATCGTTCTCCAGCGTTGTCTTCTAATAATAACTTGTTGTCTCCTACTTGTTTGAAGTCGTTTTGTGTTGCGAATGTTTTACCAGCTCCTGGTAGTCCTGCCATGAATACAACTTTTGATTGACCGTCGTTAGGTGCGGCTTGTTTGATTGCATTCGCGTAATCTCCTGCTATCTCTTTGTGTACTTTTACACGTGCCGGATTCCATGTCATAGTCGCATGATTGTAGTTATTACCTAATGTATCTTTACCTGCTTGTACAAGCCTTGTTTGCTCCTTCATACTCTTGATGTCAGCGGGTTTAATGTATGAGTCCAACTCTTTAGCCAACTCGTGTTTATTCTGCTGTCTGGTGGGTGATTGAGGGCTGCTTGCTAACCTGCCGGTTTTTGGGTCTTTGTACCAATAACGGTAGTGTCCTGGGCCACCTGTTCGTTTAACATACTTTGCTTTCATCCCAACAGATAATTCTGTGATGGACTTCTCTTGAATGTAAACACACCTACTCCTACAATTAGGGTGAGCTGGTGGCATATCAAACTCTTGACCTTCATATTTGAATCGTTGGTCGATGCCGATTGTTTTACCATCAAGTGCTCTACATACAGGGCTTGTTCTATTGTCAAGGTGTGCGTCCCATCGTTTCCTTAACTTCAACCCGCTTTCACGAGCCGCATCTAAGTGTCCCATGTTTTCGGCTCTGTTCATTTCAGTTCTTGCTATCATCCTAGCTCTGTCTACTGATACGTCGAGGACTTTCTTTACACGGTCCTTCATAGCCTCAACTGACTCGAGGTTCAGTAGGCTTTGTGATAACTCCTTACGTAACTTGTTAGAAGCTTCATCCTTCAAATCTTTAATGTTCTCAAAGGTGAATCGTTCAAGCATGTCGTATCTCGCAGGGTTACCGGTAAAGTTCATATTAAATTGTATGCCTAAAGCATCTAATCCTTCCTCATAGCTTTCTCTAAGGTATTTGCTTATCAGTGGGCTAAGTACACCCACGTCTAAGATGCTGACGAACTTAATCGTCAAGTCTTCAATTATCCCTTTGAGTTCAGCGTCAATCATTGTATCTTGTCTAACTCACTACTCTTCAATTGGTCAATGCGTGATAGTATTTCTTTGCCACGAGTCTTCATAGCAGCAACTAAATCTTTTTCTAAGTCGTTCCAAGGCTTGTCTGCCTTCATACTCTTCTCTTCAACGTAAGCATCTTCGAATTCGGGTTCTTCTAATTGAACTCCTCCATCTATGACTTTAAGCTCCTCGTAGAAGAACACATCCATACCGTCTTGGAATCGCACCATGTAAACCTTTTCTTCGCCGTTGGTCTTAATGTATTCGACAATACCTGTCTTGCCAGCATGTGCTTTATGGTTACCGGTTACTTTGACACGTGTACCTTTCATGATACCTAAAGCCTTCATCGACTTATTACCAGGTCCTTCGTCTCCGTTGAAACCAGCATTCTGTGTCTTAATCTCTCGGTCTAACTCTTTCTCAGCATTCTCATCCTTCTGCTTAGTAAGTTCGACAACATCAATGTTCTCTTCCTCAGCCACCATTTCCGGAGTCTTAATACCCATACGAATCTGAGCTTCATATAATGTGTGTCGCTGGATGTCTTCTGTGAGGTCGTAATCATCCCACTTGAACTCTAATAGTTCGAATGCTTCTTCTCCCCACTCAGGAATAATCTCCTTATCGATATGGTACTTGATATTAAGAAGCATTGGCTTAACTGCTTTACGCTTGTTGACTTTGCTCTGGTTCTCAGCGACTGCTTTATTGCTGTCTTGTGTGAAGCCCATTTCTTCAGCTGTCACACCGAATGCGCCCCATACTAGCTTGGTGAACCATTCTTGTTGTTCGATTATCTGCATTACCTTAGGGTCTAATTGGAAAGGCGTGAATTTCACTTCTTGATTGACGATTGGGAACTTGAACCCAACCTTTCGCATGAAACCGGTTATTGTGTCTTTAACACGGAATTGTTTATCAAACCGGTTACGGAACGCTGTGATGCTATCTTGGTCGCCGTTTAATAAACTAATCACTCCTTCTGGCATGTTGTTATTCATATAGAAGTCTAGGTTGTAATTAGCACCGTATACTAATGTCGTGATTGTGTCAGCAAGTATTTGTATTGGGCTAAGGCCGTATACGTTATTGCTCTGAGGATTGGCTTTAACATAGACAATCTCTCTCCTTCCGAAAGGCACTGGTAAAGCCATCGCTGTAGTTCCATATTGGAAGTAAGCAGCAACTTCTTTGTATGCTAATCCGTATTGGTGAATGGTTGATTGCCAGTCAGGGCTTTCAGGTGTCATGGCATAGTTAATATTAACCGGCATTACGTAGTCAGTCCTGTTACCGATGTATCCGTATATGTCAGGGTTCAGTAAGAATGAACCACCGTCTCTTGCGAACATCTCAACGAATTGTCCGCCTTTGTTGAATATCTTAACTATGACTCCTGCGTCTACTTCACAAACATCTTTAACTACTGCTCGTAGTATGTATTGGAAGCTTTCCTTGTTGTTGTTAGGATTGTCTAAGAACTTCAGTATGTCGAGCCTTATCTTATCAGCTGCTGGTGTTGGCTCTGCTTCTTCCTTATACACAATATCATAGTGTGTACTAGCTGCTTCGTCAGCAATAGACTTGATGACGCTGTAGATGTAAGGGTTCTTCGCCAATTGTCTTAATAGTGGTATGTTCTCTTTCCTTGGGTATCCGAACGGAGGCTTGTAGAGGAAATCAGGGATATAGGCTTTCATGATACCGCTGGTATCATTTATCGCCACATCACCTGCACCTCTGTCGCTAAGTGGTTCGGCTTTCCTTCCTATGTCGTATCCAAAAAATTTCATTTGTTTACCTCAGTTACTTTGGTCTTTAATGTCTTGCTTTATCTCTAATAGTAATGCTTCGATGTTTGCTAGTTTTGCGTTGATTAATGCTATGTCAACGTCCCTGTCGCTATCGATTGCTTGTAGTGCTAGGATTGATTCTTGGTTTGAATAAAACCCGTTTGATACGTGGTTGATTCGGTCGTCGAATTCTTTGTGGTCTGCGTTCATGTCTGCTTTCCATGTTGCAAAATTGAAAGACATTACCAATAGGAAGATAATAACTGTGATTGCTACACCAACGCTGATTTTGAAGCTATGCTTCTCTATACTTGTTTGTTTCTTTGTGACCATAATCATTTCACCTTCTCTGCAGCTAATTTTTGAATTAGTAGCTCTTTGTCTTCTGCTTGATTTTTCCACCCTTTATCTATAATTGCATCCCTTAGAGCTTCTTGACCTTCTCTTGAAAAATGATGATGTAATACTTTCCCTTTTGATATCATAGATTGATTTAACTTTGTGCATCTGGCCCATAGTAAATCGTCTACACCTACATGATGGAAATCAGTATCAAATATTTCGCCACCTATCTGGTCTATCAAATCCCTTTTGATTAGGAAATGTTCGCAGATATAACCTTCAGCATTACGAACACCAGTATCAAAAGCAACGAGACCTTTTACCTTTGAATCATCGACTGCAATTTTTAAGCTATCAGGTAGGAACTCCATATCATTAGCAGCATACACTATAAGATTCGAAGTTGCTTGTCTTAAGCCTTTTGCGACTTTAACAGGCACTGTCTCATCACCTTCAATGATAATTCGTTGTATTTTGTATTGTGGGTAGTCTAATTTCTCAATTGAGTCAAGTAATCTTTTTAATCCTTCAGGTCTTCCTAATTGAGGAATAATTATTGATACAATCGGTAAATCAACTGTTTCTTTATCAACATAATAATGAATGTCACGTAGATAAGTTTTATTTCTTGGTTGATATCTTAGCGCTTCTAGTATGTGTTTTTTAGCACCTTCAATATCTCCTAGCCAACCTCTTGCCCAGTAAAGTAGTTCATGAGGTTGATAAGTATAATGTGCCATATTATTAGCATAAAAAGGGAACCAAGGTAATTCCATAGCAGCTACCGTATATGCAGCTACCATTTTAGGATTATTCATGTATTTGTAATATTCAGCAATCTTTATAAATGGTTCACGTCTTGAGTCTTCAATAAATAACGATTTGTTATAGCACTCGATTTGTTCTTTATGCATTCCCAACATCTTATAGCAATCACCCATAAATATCATACTTTGTGCTTTTTCTGTTGGCCATTTATTCATAGCGATATGTCTTTCAAATTCTTTGATTGCACTTTTAGGTCGATTGCACCACATCAATTCTCTAGCAAAATAATGGCTGTTTCTATCTTCGCCTTGATTTTGAAAACAATCAAGAGCTAAGCCAGCAAGATAATTACCTCTGTGTTCTGATGGAATTTGGAAGTGTTCTAGTTTAAATATTTCTTCACCAAAAAAGAATCTTTTGCCTGGGCCACTTAATACTTCATGCACCATATTTACCCATTTAATATTAGTTTGATTATACATCTTACTTTGAACGAATTTGATAGCCTCATTACCATATTCATCGTGAGCATAAACAAAGTTGTATTCGAATTGGTCCCAACCATCAGCAATGTGTTTGTTAATAGTATCGATGTCTAACATTGTAAATATTTCATCTGCATCAGCATAACTTACGATATCATTTGAAGCTAGACTTGTACAATAGTTTCTTGCTTCACTAAAGTCGAAGAATTTATTACCATCAACGACAACCGGTTCTTCACCTTCAACAATGAATAGATTATTTATTTCATCTGCTTTTTTAGCGTCAATAGTCTTGATAAATTTTGTGCCTACTTCTTCAGTCTTGCAACCAAAAGCTTTTGCAATTTCTACAGTTTTATCGTTACTACCAGTATCTACAACGACCGTTTCTCCTCCTCTCGCTTTAAAATCTTCTAAAGACTTTAATAGTTTAGGAAGAGTTTTCTCTTCGTTCTTGGTTATTACGCAAACTGTAAATTTCGGTTTCATGTACCGTTCACCTTTGAAATGCTTGCTATTGCGATGCCGTTGATTTTTGCGATGCTAGCGTTTGCTACGCCTAAGAAGTTGTTAGCCCAGCCAGCAGCTGGTAGGAAAGGATACTGTATTCCTGTTCCACCATTGTATAGTTCATCTATGTCGGCTTGTTCTAAAGCTCTGTTCCAAATGCCTATTTCATCGATACCACCATCCCACCAACGAGTTGCGTTACCATCGGCACCACCTATTGTTAAGTCTTTGGTGCTTCCAAAGGTTCCTGGAGAAGGTTCAGGCGAAGCACATCTGACTCCATCAAGATATAAGTAAGCGTTAGTGTTACTCTGGTCTATAACAAGAACTACATGATGCCAATTAGTATCAACGATTGGTGATTCATCCATACCGAAACTCATGTTTGCATTATCACCGTAAGCTTGAACTACGCCTGTAGATTTAGGTACACGAACCATCCACTCACCCGCGCCTGTGTCGCCTTTACCAAAGATAGAACACCAGTCAGGAGTAATAGTAGCGTCTAACTTAACCCAAGCACTGATTGTGAAGTCGTGGCTATCAGGTCGTAAATCAGCGTGGTCGGGGACAGTGATAACATCGCCATTACCGTCATAATCAAAAGCGCCATTTATCTTACCACTACCATTATATACAGCATTAGCAACCGTTCCGTCATGTGAATTTACTGAGTCAATTTGTGTAGCACTATCAACATCGAACTTCCAATAAGCGACACAACCTATTGATAAAGCTATACGATTAGCTGACATCATAGACAATAGTTTACCATCAGCCATATACTCTAATTCTCTGTTCCAAATATCAGTAACAGGAAGTAGCTTACCATCAGCCATATAGTTTAATGCTTCGTTGAGGTCTGCCATTAGGTTACCTCTATTGAGTCAACTGTGAAGTCTGAACTAGCATTTTGACAAACAATCCTTACGAGATACAACCCATCTCTCGTTGGAGTGATTGTCGCTGATTGTTGGTGTCTTGAAGTGTCGTTATCATCGAATAGAACGCTGTCTTCTAACAACCCATTAGAACCATAAACATCCATTCTTGGCTCACGAGTCCAACCAGTCGTTGAAGCCTTCGTACCATATAATGTTATTGCTGTATCAGTTGATTTCACATACACAGGTATAGTCATTTTGAACCATGTGCTACTATTCGTTGAATTAATAATCCAAGCCTTTGGAGAAGCAGCATTCTGAAATTGTGCGTCACCATAACCACTATAAAATCTATGGTCATTTATTGTCTGGTTATAGTGTTCAAAACCCACTGGATAATCACCAGTAGCTACACGTTGGTTAAAAGTTACATCAGCTACGACTAACTTACAATATGAGAAGAGCGCCTGTCCTCCTCTACCTATTTCAACAGAGTTTGCGTTGTTAGCTTGTGACCCACCAGGCCCTATGCTGAACTCGCAACTACGAAATATTACATTAGCTACGCCAGCTGATATAAACACTCCTGATGCAGTCGTTGTAGCGTATACCTCACAACTATTAAACGCTAGTCCACCACCGTCACCGCTATTAAGGTATATAGGTCTGACACAGTTGCTAAACACACAATTATTAAATGATGTAGCGTAACCACTGACTCCATCTGATTGATACACTGAACCGTTGGACTTTGTATAATTCATCCAGACACAATCCTTAAACGTTACTCCACCACAACCATTAAAAGAACGATATATAAAATATGAGCCGTAACCAACGCATTCAGTAGCTGTTATTCCTACATCGCTAGCCGTACCAGGTCTTATTAACATACCACTTGCTTGTTCGTTCTGGCTTACCCCTTCGACGACAATATTTTGTGAACTTGAACCATCAACCGCCATAAAAGCTGTGTAGTCGCTAGTTTTGACACAATCGCCTCTTATCTCGACATTCTTGACAATCGCAGGAACGTTATCGCTGAATTTTGTTACACATTGACTTCCACCCCATCGGTGAGTTGCGTCAACTGATGAGAAGACAACGTTACGTGTTAGGTTTACTACACGAGCACCGTCTGCGTGGGCGTTAGCAAAACCTGTTGAATAGCTAATTGTTAAACCTGCAACACCAGTTACTGTCACCTTCTCTGTATTTGCAGCATCAGTATAAGTGTCAGTATTCTCAACTGCTATCTCATCACCTACTAGCCAACCAGTAGCAGCTGCAACAGTGATGTCTGTATCGGTAGCTGTTATTGCAGCTGTTAGCGTTGTATGATTAGTCTTAGCTGCACCAACAATCTCTATGTCAGCACTACCCCAGCCTTGAAAGTAAGGCCCACCATCTGTTCCATCAGCAATTATTTCTGCAGTGAAAGCAGCTCCAATAGGTGTTGCTTCAGTCCCTATTTCTAGCTTACCAGCTACTCCTGGTATTCTCCAATAACTTGATATACGAAGCGAAGTATCCTTAGTGGTATCCCAAGTTAGTGTACCACCTGCTCTTATATCAATAATAGCGTAAGTCTTTAAGGCATCATCCTCATCGAATGTTACGGTATCATCTATCCATACGGTGTCACCATCTGCAGGTACTGAACCTCCTACCCATGTTGCTCCTGCTGTCCAATTACCATCTGTGGTTGATGCGACTGTTGCCATTATAGTTCACTTCCTTCTTCGCCTATGAATGGTTCAACCATCGCTAGCCAGGCAGCTGTTCGTTCCATGCTGAGTTGTTCGTTCTTGATTCTTATCCTAATCAGGCCCTTTAGTTCATTCTTGGTCTTGTTGTGTATCTCATAGACAGAGAAGTACACTATATGAATACTCTCAGGTGAACCATCATGTGACACACCAACTCTCAACTTCATGATGTAGTCGGAGTATTTCTCGACTTCTCGTATTGTAAATAGTCTAACCATCTTATACCAACTCCACGTAACTGTTGTCTGGGTCAAACCATAAGTTATCTCCATCGACTGCGTGCCCTATGATTCTTACTATACCAGCACTAGTCGTTGGAGCAGTAGCTGTTGGATTACCAGGCGTCTCACTAATGTATAATATGTCGCCTGCTGTCCAAGCCCATGTGTCATCTCTTATGAATCCTTTTAATAGGAATATATGAGCAGCGTCCGGACTTGCTACGGTGCCTGTTGCCATTGCTATCATTGTGTCAGCTGTTGCGGCCGCGCTTGCGTCTGCTTGCCACATCTTTCCGTCGGCTGCTTTTAAGTAACATATATCTCCTATGACCATTTGTTCTCCTGCTGTGAATGATGCGGATATTCCTTCGTATGTTTCGTCAGTGTCTGGTGTTGGGTCCCATACTAAGTCTGTGGTTGAGCCAGTATATCCTGTATATCCGGTGTAGCCTGTTGGGCCGGTGACTGTACTTGCAGCACCTGTATATCCGGTGTAGCCTGTTGGGCCGGTGACTGTACTTGCAGCACCTGTATAACCTGTATATCCAGTCGGACCAGTTACTGTACTTGCAGCACCTGTATAACCTGTATATCCAGTCGGACCAGTTACTGTACTTGCAGCACCTGTATAACCTGTATATCCAGTCGGACCAGTTACAGTACTTGCAGCTCCAGCTGAACCTGTGTAACCAGTATATCCAGTAGGACCTGTGACTGTGCTAGCAGCTCCAGCTGAACCTGTGTAACCAGTCGGACCAGTAACTGTGCTAGCAGCTCCAGCTGTACCTGTGTAACCTGTATAGCCTGTGTAACCAGTAGGACCTGTGACTGTGCTAGCAGCTCCAGCTGACCCAGTATATCCAGTCGGACCAGTAACTGTGCTAGCAGCTCCAGCTGAACCTGTGTAACCAGTATATCCAGTAGGACCTGTGACTGTACTTGCAGCTCCAGCTGACCCAGTATATCCAGTCGGACCAGTAACTGTGCTAGCAGCTCCAGCTGTACCTGTGTAACCAGTATAGCCTGTGTAACCAGTAGGACCTGTGACTGTGCTAGCAGCACCTGTATAACCTGTATATCCAGTCGGACCAGTTACAGTACTTGCAGCTCCAGCTGAACCAGTATAACCTGTATATCCAGTCGGACCAGTTACTGTACTTGCAGCTCCAGCTGACCCAGTATATCCAGTATATCCTGTGTAACCCGTGTAACCAGTTGTTCCTATTGATACCCATAAGTCCCATTCAGCATCAACACCTGGTGTTTTATTAAGACTCGATGAATTTGCAACATATGATGAACCATTATATCCTACAGCATCGAATTCGTCATAATTAGTTCCACTATCCCATGCACCTAGCCAAGTAATTCCTGAACCTGCAGCACCTGTGTAACCTGTATAGCCTGTATATCCAGTTGGGCCTGTGACTGTACTTGCAGCTCCTGTTGTTCCTGTAGCACCAGTATAGCCGGTATATCCAGTTGGACCTGTGACAGTACTAGCAGCTCCAGTATAGCCTGTGTATCCAGTTGCACCTTGAGCGCCTGTGTAACCGGTATATCCTGTAGGGCCTGTGACTGTACTTGCAGCACCAGCTGACCCGGTAGCGCCAGTTGCTCCAGTAGCACCTGTACTACCAGCACCTGCAGGACCAGTAGGACCTGTTGCGCCTGTTGGACCAGTTCCGCCAGCACCAGTAGCACCAGTGGCACCAGTAGGACCTGATGCTCCTGTAGCGCCAGTCGCACCTGTAGGACCAGTAGGACCAGTCGCACCTTGAGGACCAGCAGTTAAACCAACATCAGCAGTAACAAAAGTAGTCTCAGAAGCAGTAGTCACATCAATATATGTAGTCATCTTGTCACCTCAAATGATAAAGTCACCGTCCCCTCTATCAACCGACTAACGACGCCACCAGTTGTTAACTCTAGGTCGTAGTAAGCTGTAATAAAATTGAATAGTGTAGTATCAGCCGAGGCAATGACAAGCGCTATCTCATTATCATCCGTTCCACCAATGGTTAGTCCAGCACCGCTGGATATCTCCTTGATTACTGTAGGGTCACGTTTTGACAACCTTATCTGCATTTTACCAGTGTATGCGCTGATGTCTTTAGGCGTAGTCTTTGCTTCATCGGTGTATAAAGAAAGAAGTGTAGCCCAATCAGCACCTTGTTCAATTGTTATATTATAAGTACCTGCTGTCACGATTATAACCTCTTGGTGCGTTGTTTTAATAAGTAGCTATGTTTCTTGTTATTTACAATCTTTTTAAAGATATTTATTTCTTGGCTCTTTTCACCTCGGGAATAGCCATTTCTATCTCCTTCATCTGACTACTGTACATATTATAGTCTTTCTCCTGTTGGATTATTTGTTTCTCTAACTTCTGGTATTCTACATGTTTTGCGGCTTTCTCCATTATGTCTAACATCTTTTTCTCTTCAGGTGTTATGACAACCTTTACTGCTGCGGCGCTCTTCTTTGATGCTTCTAATGACTGCTTGGTCTGCATGGTGTTTAACTTGAGGCTTTCGTATGCTTCTTTAAGTTCATGCTTGCTGTAGCCTTTCTCTTGGTGTAGTCGGTTCTCCACGTCGTCCATTGATAACATGTATTGGTTCTCGCTTATCTTCGTTAATGTTCTGCTGTTTTTGTTCATAGTTGTTCCCTCGTGTATGTCTTAATCTTGTCTAATGATATAGCAATCAGTATGTCACTGACAAGCCTGTCGTTCTCTTGTAACTGCTTTATTTCATCCAACTTAATGTACTCAGTCATGGTAGATACCACCTCGTCGTGTCGGTCTTTGAGAATATTGGGATAAATCCAAAGAGGGTTATCCTATAATTCCTTTCTTCTGTCCTGTAAAGAATTTTCTTATTCTTAGTCATCTTTTTGTCCTCCTCGGATGTACCTAAACCTCATAATGTACTTGCAAGTCTTGCAAACAAGCTTCAGGTTGGTATCATCTTCGTAAACCCTCCAGTTGGCGTAGCTATGGACTGACCCTGTCTTTCCATTACCACACCTAGGGCAACCTAATAATACGTAATTGCTCAGCTTCCTTCACCTCTATTCTTATTCGCGTAACAATTAGGTGTGATGTAGAATCTTTCATGACTTGGTGGGTTGTTTATGTCTAACTCCTGGCATATGAAAGGCTTATTATTTGGGTGTCCCTTACATAAGTTTCCTTCTAGTAGTGAGCAATCCCTGTATAGTAACATCTTATTGCCTTCGAATGCTATACGGTAGAGTGATGGATTAATAGTCATGTATTGTCGGTCAAGGACCATCCCATGTAGTTTGTAATACCAGGCTCGGTCCTTGGTTAAATCCTGACCACGCCTAGGCATACGGAAAGACAAGCCTTCCTTCACCATAACCTTAAGTTGTTCCAAGTCATTTATTATTGTAATGCTCATGACCCTGCAACACTCAGCATGGCACTTATCATGACAATCAAGGCAGTTCATCGTTGAACCCCTGCTAGTTCTGTCTCCGTGCTCATATCATCCTTAGTGCGTTGCTTAACTAACTTCAAGTATCTCAACTCATCAATGTTATTCATCTGGCCTGGGACGCATCGCATCAAATGGTCTTTCTCTCCTGCTTCTACTAACTTGCGCATTTCAAAGTATGTACGCCATAAGAAGAATGGTATGTAGTCAGCATACGCGTCATCATTAACACAGATGGTTACGCCTATCTCCTTACACAACTTAACCAAAGCATTAGAATTAGTACCCTTGCTATTATAGTATTGGATGCGGCACTCATCCAATGATGACTGCTTCTTACGCAATGAATTAATGTATATATGATTCCATTCAATGCTAGCCTCGTCCACTATCTTATTAAGCAGTTTCACATACTTGAATTGTGGTTCTGGCCCAACCTTTGTGACTAATCGTTTACCTAACACCTTCTTGACTAATAGCATGGCTGGTATTAGTAGTTTGTATTTTAAGACGAAGTGAGCGAAGTGAAACCTCTTAGTCTGCTCCCCTTGGGTTCCTGAGCCGTAGAAGTTCTCTACATAGTGTTTGCTTTCATATTGTGACTTAGTCATGCGCTTGTCCTTCCTACTCCAAGTCTTGAATACATTAGTCATACGTTCATCCACCAGCCGCATGCATCACAATAATGTTGTACGACAACTTTCTTTCCATCGATTAACTTTTCAGCCACCGATGTCACTTCTCCACAAATATCACATCTACCAGTCGACAATATAACCACCTTGTTTAGCCCCTTGGGCTGCTAATGCTAATGCGTCACAATAATCATCATGACCGTACTCTGAATGGTGTAGCTTAACCGCGCCACCGTCAGTTGTCTCATAACGGAAGTCCCTTAGTTGTGTTACTAACTTATGGTTCTTAGGAAATATAAGCTCCTTCTGCTCCATTAAGACTTTCAAGTTGCTGAATATATCTAGTTTGCTTTTGATGGTGAAGGTGACGCCTATAACCTTATCAGCTATTGCGACGGCTGGCGCCCTGACTCCGGGCGTCTGCTTCAATGGATTGTGACTGCGCGCCAATACATCTTTTACTCCTGCGCCTAGTCCTGTCTCGTCAATGTATATCTTCTTGAAGTGCCAAGTCTTATCCATGATGTTTATCTTGTCAATGATGAAGTCCAAGGTAGCCTTTGGTATGTCTATTATCTTAACTATCTTACATGGTTCGTTTGGTTCCTTCTCCATGACCATCATGCAAGTGCTGTCTTGTCCCATACGCGCTATGTCTGCTCCTAAGTAATAGGATACGCCAGGCTTTGGCTTGTCCTTCTGGTATACATCCTTTGCGCATGAGTCTACTAAGTCATAACCGAAGTATGCGTCTTCGTCTGCTATGAACATTGCTTCCATTTCTGTTTGGAATTGTGTGACTGGTACTTGGGCTCTTACTTCGTCTACGTATGATTGCTTGACTATGCCTTGCTCCACTGCCGTCTTCCATGCTATCTGGTGTAGCTTATACTCTCCACCTCTGAATGACTCGTAGAAGTGATTCATTCCCCTTGGTGTTCCTATCTTTATGACTTTGGCGCTAGTGGTTGCGCCCATTGGTAATATGACACTGTGTACTATGCTGTCTTTGATGGAGCCTGCTTCCTCTAGTATTATAGCGTGGGCTGTGTATCCTCTTAGGTTCTCTCCTGTGTCTCCCGTGGTGTCACAGATGATGCTACTCCCGTTGCTGAAGTAGAACTCTCTTTGTGTCTGACGCTTAATATAGAAGTCTGAAGTAACAAACATTTGTGCTATAGTATTGGTGATCTTCTCCGCTATCAACCCTGCTTGTCGGTCGGTAGGAGCAATGATTAGAATCTTCTGGTTTGGTTTTAAGTCTGCTAGTATTATAGCCACCTTGGCAGTCGCTTCTGACTTACCGCTTTGACGACAGAACACTGCTACTACATACTGATGGTTTATACAATCGAAGGCGTACGCCAACTGGTAGTCAGTCAGCTTAAACTTCATCATGACTTTGCAATAATCGTATATGTTTTGTTTCTTCAATGATTCACCCTTAACTTTTTTAGTTGTCTGCTTCGTTCAGGACCACATTTCTTGTAGTACCTACAGCCAATACACATGCTACTGTTTTTTGAGTATTCTTTTGTGCCGAAGCATTTGAAGGGTGCTTGTTCGATGCTGCTCATGGTATGTTCCTCTAATGATTATGGATGCTCCTTTTTGTCCGTCTCCAGCTAGGAACAACAGCTGTCAAAAAGGGATGAATAACCCCTGCGGATATGTGTGGTGGTTGATTTGGATTACTCGAGCATACGCTTATGAAATTCGTCAATGTCAACGTTCACATTCATATTAATATTTTTATGAGTCTCCCCATGAATACTACGCTTAAGGTTGGTGACTGCATTGAGCCAAGCAATCTGTTGCGATGGGTCTAATTGACTCTTTATCTGGTCTGCGTAACCTAGTAAGTCAATAGCCATAGCATCAGGGTTCATGACTCGTTCAATGAGCCAGTCACCATGCTTGGTCTTTAGCTTGCCGGTCTTGATTAACTTCTTTAATTCCCGTACCTTAGCTGCTTCCTTCTTGGCAGGTGTAGCTTTACTACCGCCAAGTGATTGCAACTTAGTGTTAGGGTCGCCCTTCTTGAACCTTATTAAATCTTTTTCACTCATCTTGACTTACCAACTTATCTACGTATTGGCCCATGCCTTTCTTCTTGATGAGTGTAGCTGTGTCCACGTCGACGCTTATTTGTAATGTGACTCTCATTTTTCTGTGTTGTCCTTTTGTTGTTGTACTAGTAGTAGTACTAGTACTAGTACTTAGTTATTATTGTACTACAACATATACTATGTATTTAATGTATTATATGTACTCAACAACGACTTAACCACTCGCTTCGCCTCAACCCGGTTAATACAATAAAAAACTGGTATGCCATACTTTATATGAAGCGTGAATAATATCTTGTTAATCACATAACCTTTCATTCTGCTGTGGTGACTGCCGTCGAAGTCTTTGTTTTCAACCGTTGTATTGCTTCCTTCAATGACTATGGCAAAGTAATCAAGTAATGTCGCTCTTGCTAATTCTTTTTTGAATCGTGCATGACCTCCGCCTAATGTTCCGAATAAGTCACTGCAACTTTTTCTTTCTATGCCTATTTTTGTTTCGAATCCTTCAATGCTGTAATCGCCTACGTCTAACTTTTTGGTTATTGTGTCTTTGCCTTTGAATAAAGGTTTTTGTTCTCTGGTGTCAACGACTATTTTCATTTCTCAACCTCTTCCAATGACAGTTTTAGTAGCATCGTCCTGCACCTTCTGCATTTGGTGTTGTTCCCTATCACTTGTTGTTTTCCGCATCCTGGGCACTTAACTCTTTTGTATCCCATCGTCAATAGCCTCCGATTCTTTATTTTTATAATACCTTTTTCTTTTCATATAATTATTTTGACATCTTGAAGAACAAAATATTGCATAAGAGTTTTTACAATCTTTACAATCATTTATTTTTTTCATCGTCAATAGCCTCCTTGTGTATCCTTGCGTATCGGTCCATGATGTCCAAAGCATTATCTTCTAATGACTTGTAACTTATGTGTTTTTGTTGTTCTGTTAATCGGTTATACATTTTTTGTTCTTGGAATAGGTAAGTGTCTAATAGTTGTCTGCGACTATATCCTGTTGTTATTCGTAAACTGTTTATTCTTTCTGCTAAGTCATGTGTCATAGTCCCAACTCCTTCTCGAATTTTATTGCTTCATGTGTTGGCAACAGCCATCTTTCTATTGCTTCTCTGACTCGTTCTTTGTCAAGACAATGTTTTTCTACATCTTCCAATAATCTTTCCATTGTCCAAGCAGAATACATTAATGGATAATTATGTGTTCCTTGTTGTATTTTTAATTTCAAACTTGGAAATTGTTCTTTAAATGTCATACCCATTCACCTCGTTGTTTATGTTGCTCAATCTTATGCTGTAAATCATTCTTAATATTCTTAACTAGAATCATAAGATAATGGTTTTTGTCCATGCCAACCATCTTCTCTACTTCTCCTAGCGTGAACATGAGTTTTTCCATGTCTGTTTGGAAGAACTCGAACTTTATCGGCTCGTAATTTTTATGTTTCATTTCCTGCACCTGTGACAACGAAGTGTTTCTACCGCTTCGTGGTTCTTGCTGACGTTGAACGTTCTGTGACATTGGCCACACCTAAGCCGTATCATATTCTTCATCTTTGTTACCTCCCTCACTCAACTCTTCCATTATCCTCTTCCTTTTCTCCTCCATCAATTCTGGGACCATGTCAAAGTAGTATTCTACTCTTTGAACTAGTTGTTTGTTGTTTCTTAGTTCTTCGTTGGTCGTGTGTTTCCACTTGCTGATTGATGTCATCTTATAATACCTGTTGTATATTTTGAACTTTTTAACAATTTGTCCATGCTAATAAGTCCATTTGTGCTTTATGGTTCTTGGTTGTTGTTGCGTCTGGCTTATAGTTAAGGAACTCTTGTAGTTCATTCCACATCTTGTTTAGTATGATGCTGTGCATGTTGAAGTCTTTGGCTCGGAATTCTTCTTCGGTGCAATACTTCACGCTTTGGCCTACGCCATAATACTTGTTTGGTATTAGTATGTGTTTGCCTGCACCATATTTTCTTGCTATGACTGCTTGTAATTGATTCTTTTGTTTATAGCTGTCTGGTGTTCCTACTATGAACTTCCTTGCTACTAATGATAAGTCCTTGTCTATTTCATCATAAACAATCTTTCTTATTTCAGGGTATGAATGCTGTATTGTCCCATTGATTATGTTGTCACGCATGTATTTGTTGAATATGTATAATCCAATCCCGCTTCCGTCTCTCTTAATCATTGGTAGGCCTTTGATTATTAGTTCGTTTTCCTCTGTTACCAACATATAATTCTTCTTCTTGTAATGTTCTCCTGTCTTGAAGAACCAAATATGCTTTATGCGGTAGTCTATTCCTAGGTCGAATGTGTCGACTGGAAAAGGCACTTTGGTTTTAAGGAATGCTATGACTCGGTCTTTGACTGCCATCATTGATGGTTCGTCTTTGAATGGGTCTTGTATGTAGACTGAATCTGTGTCTGTGTATAAGAATTTGTATCCGTAAGCCTCAAATATTTGTTTTGTGTATTTGATACATTTCCTTCCCATGGCGGTGCAGTCGCTTGCTGTCTTGTAGTTGTATAAATTCTTGAATACAGGATTACCGGTTACGCCGTAGAAAGTGTTCATGACAATCTTGATAGCATACTCTAAAGGATTCTTAACCTTCTTGAATCCAACACGTTTCTTATACAGCATATGGAGGACTGATTCCTTAACTCCCATGCCTGTATTGTTGTATGTTCCTTGTAAGTCAAAGAATAAGTCTCTAGCCCATCCACCAGTATTAATAGGAGTTGATAGGTTGCCCATGATATACATGTGTGGGTATAGGCTGTTGAAGTCTAAACAATAGATGTTTCCATGCGCTTCTCCGACTGTTGGTTCAGCGACGAATCCTCCTTTGAAAGGCTTCCTGGTGGTCTTGTCATCATATTCTTCTTTTATTCCTGTTTGGTGGCACATGACCTTGTAGGTGTAGGTTGCGACACTGCTCTTAAGCCATGATAGGTTGTCTTGGTCTGCTTTGCTAACGAACTCCTTGAATGGTGTGAAGTATTCGTGGAACTTACGGAATAATGCTGCTGTCACTTTGATGTCTTGTATGTTATATACTTCAATGTATGCTAGTTCTTCGTCTGTCCATTCATCCTTCTTTAAGATGTCATAGTCGAACTCTTCATCTTTGAATTCAGATAGGTTCAGATGCTTAGCAATATTCGCTAGTGATAAGCTGGTGTTGTCCAAGCCGATGTATTCGCCTCTCTTCTTAGCTACTTCTCGCAAGTCGATGTTGTTGTGATATTTTAAGCTGACGCCAGCCCTTTTCAGTATTGGGTCGTCGTAATGCCAATTGTTAAACCCAACAATTATCTTATGCTTCCTGAACAGCTCCTTTATCTCTGTTAGTTGATGGTATGTGTAGAAGTGTTCTTTGTCTGATTCTAACTCATACATCGCAATAGTCCGGAACTTATCTTTGGTTGTGTCGAATTGCCCGTAAGCCCAAGTCTCGATATCGTAGATTAAAGTCATAGTAATCCCCTGTGTTCAGCAATCACTTTAAGGCTTGAATCCTTTACACCTGGGAACTCCTTCCTTAACATCTCTAACTTCTCTTCGACTAATGCTTTTTGGTCTACTTCCTCTGCTCCTGACTCCTGATTGAAGAAGTTGGTTAGCTTTTGACTCTTGATTACATTCTTGCGATAGCTCTCTTGCTTACCAAACTTTGCTACTTCGTCAATGTAATCCATGACGTTAAGGAACTTCTGACCAAAGTGTTTGAAGCAGAACTTCCTGAATATTTCCTCGTCATCTCTTATTGCGTTCAAGTACTTGACGTATTTGATTATCTGGTATAGGTTGTGTAATGTGATTAGGAATCCTGGTGGACTCCTTGTGTCCCACTCATCATATGTTAGGTGCTTATGCTCTATCTTATTACAGACTGGGCAGTCACATGCTAAAGTCTTTAACTTGACGGTGTTCCTTGCTCCAAAGTCCCAGTTGTTCTTGAATTCATATGGGTCAAAGTAAGTGAAGTACTGCCTTCCAACTGTTGCCGTGCTACTATCAACAGTGACGGTTGACTTGAAGAACTTAGCGACGTAGCAAGACATAGCTAATGATTCAAAACCACTAATCTGTAATATGTGTATTGGTTTGTCAGTCATGCCTCTGTCAATGAGGTTTGCGGCGTGTGTTGCTATCTGTTTGATATCATGGCTTGGCTTAGGACTAAGGCTCCAACCAGCAAACTCTCGTCCTTTATCCTTCTCCACCTGTAGCATTGCTTCAGTCCATTCCTCCTGTCGATTGACTGTGTCGCCTTGTATGACACCCATCAATGTAAAGTCAGGATTGGTCCAGTTATCCAATGCTACCTTAGCGTTAACAATAGTCTTATTAAGTGCTTCAGTGAATACTTCTGGTGTTGTCTCACCGAATTGTGCGCTTCCTTCAATCTTCTTGAACGGCGGACAATCTAATATTAGTCCTGTGTCACAATTCTTTTGTTGCCAAGTGATTACGTCTAATGGGTCTAGGTTTGCGTCTTGCGTGATATTCTGGAACCCACCACTGTCACCTTTTATCTTTATTTCAGGGCTTAACCCTGCTTCTCCTCTTAAATCCTTATATTTGCGTCCGTAGTAGTATGAGATTAGCATTTGCGGATAGTAGTAAGAGCTCTTATCTTTGTCCAGAAAGTTCTGGTTGTAACCAAATACTTTCTTTAGCTCTTCCACCGGTGTCCCGTTGTCCAAATCGCTTGTTCCTACTGCTGGTATGTATGTTAAATAACTCATCCTTAGTCCCTCCAATTATTTCTTATGATTATGATAACAAAAAAAAAATAAAGTATTTATGCTGGCACTAGCCCTTTAGCCTTCATCCACTTAGCAATGTATACGAATGGTGTGTCCATGATTGCGGTTATTAACTTCATAAGGTATGTTGTTAACATTATCTGAAGGAATATGTCATTACTGAACATTCCCCAGAATGCTATGAAGCTAAAGATTACTGAGTCGATTGTCTGACTAGTAAAGGTTGAGGCAACATTTCTGAACCATAACCACTTCTCGCCTGTCATTGCTTTTATCTTATGGAATACGTATACATCGTTAAGGTTTGAGATGACATACGCTATCAAAGACGCAATCATTATCCTTGGCATAACTGTAAAGATTGTGCTTAATGCTCCACTGGCGAAGTCACTGCTATGCGGTATGAATAATGTACAAACATACATCATCGCAGTCGATAATACTGCTACCACTAAGCCTATCTTTATTGCCTTTTGTGCGTCTTTCTTTCCATGGTTCTCAGATAATATATCTGTAATGAGGAATGATGCCCCGTAGATGATATTACCTAATGTTGCTACCAATCCAAATAGTTGGACTGTCTTCAACACTTGTATGTTTGCTAGTACAATACCTATACCTGCAAACACAAACAAGCCGTTCTTTCCAAATAGTCTGTAGATTATTATTATCGACGTGAATGTCAACAATGCCAACCCTAACCATAATAGTTCGTTTATCATTTTCGTTGTTTCTCCATATTTTTTTTGTTGTTGATTGGGAGTAATGTTCTCCCATCAAGTGCTAAGTAAGAGAGGGACAAGTTGCCTTGCCCCTCAATTTACTTACAGTGTTAACTCCTTCACACTATATTGTGTGTTGAACTTTTCACCGACCCTGATGATTTGTACTTTCGCACCTTCCTCAGGTTTCTTACCTTCTAGCATTGGCCGAAGCTTCTTCTTTAGCCTGTTACTGCTGGTGTTGAAGGTTTTCTCTACTTCTTCACCGTCTTCATTGACGCAGTCAGCTTGTAATTCCACTAGTTCGTCGTCAAACTTCTTGACTTTGACTAGCTTCCAGTTCTTGATGACCAATGTTTTTGGCTCATCGACTGGCAAATCTACAAATTGTCCGCCACTAAATGCTTCGTCCCATCCTACTTCCTCTGGTTTGTCACTCATTTTTGACACCTCCTTGGCTTGACTCTATGGTCCTGCCTTATGTTGGTCAAATGTTGTGAATATTATTTTCTACACACCTGACAATATACTCTGCTGTGATGGAAAGCGGTGAATCTTAATCCACATTTCCTACAGTTATGTATTGCCTGATATGGTTTCCTATTAGGGTTATGTTTTCTCATTCTAATATTATGTACTGGCCGTTCTTTGGTTCGTACAAATCTCCTTTTGTTTTCATCTCTAAAACCTTCGCGTAAACGACTATTTCGCCGTAGGTATCGAAGTGTTTCACTAATTCTTCAAACGGTATCATCACACTCTCTGATTGATGAAAATAGTCAAGAATCATCGAAGCTGATAACATCTCATCATCTATTAATGAAACGGCGTGCGGACGTACCGTAATTTTTTTGTCGGTGCGTTGAATATTTTCCGGTACGGCTGTATCGGATTTGATTAATAGGTCCGACCCCCTTGATTCTGGCGAATTCTTAGGGCTCACCGAGTCACCTATTACGAGGGTGTCGAATAGCCCTAATTTCTCCGGTTTTGTGATTTGATATTTTTCAGGGCTAAGTAGGAGCTTCGTAATAGGTAACGGTCCTTTCCGGTTCATTTCATCCATTATTTTCTCGGAAGATGGAAGGCTTATTATGTTGATTGCACGCTCCGGAACAAGGTTGTATAGCGTGCTCTTTCCACTTTTATCTTCGGTGAAGAATCCTACGTCAACTAGCTGGTTCATCATCCCCCACCAGTGGCCTTGACTCTTACCAAGTCGCCTCATTAAATCTTGTATTTCAAACCCGTCTATCCAGTTCTCAGTTCTTACAAAGTTGATTAAATCTATCTGTGCGTTGGTTAGGCCGCTGAATGTTGCTCCTAGTATGTCTTCGCTGTAGCTTTTTGCTACTTCGTAGTCGTCCAAGTTACAGATTAGGTACTCTTCGCCCCGGTCGTTCTTGATTATCACTCGTTGTTGTTGGTGCAAATAAGCACTACATTTAATGAGTGTCAGGAACTTCTGGTAGTCTCGCCTGCTCCTAACGTCAGTTATTGGTATTTGTAGGAACTTATGGTCTGCGAATGGTATCAGGAAGTGGTACGGTTTGAGGAGTTGTATCGCATCTTTGATGTTCCGCTTCTTGACATCGTCTGTTTGGAAGCTACCAATGTTTACTTTGTCTTGGAAGTCTAAGATGCTAGAGGTCTGCTTTGATGTTACGTCAGCGCTGATAACCCATGACCTGTTGTTCAGTTGTGTCTCGACCACTCCTTCTGCTTGGTTGGTGATGAATACTGGTTGTCCTTGGGTGGTTCTCCTTACCTCTTGGTTTCGTTCTACACCGTCGTCACCTGTTACTTTCTCGACTGTTGACAGGTTCAGTTGTCCTTCACTCATCCAAACACGTAATTGCTCCGTATGCTCGTCCAAGCCTTGTAGTTCCTCAATGAATATTACCCTGCCGTCCATGTTTATCTCTGTGTAATAGTTGAGAGCGCTCTTCGTAATACGGCTTATTAGGAAGTAATCTTCTCCTTCACTGCCTATTAGGTTGAGTATCTTCTTACAGATGTAAGATTTTCCACTGCTGCTGTCACTGCTTAAGATTATGTTTTGACTCATTGGGTCTCCTACGACGTTCCAACCGGGTGTTCCTGTACTGCTGGGGAATGATTTGCTAAGCGCCAAGAGGAATATTAACATCTTGGTGTTGTCTTCGCCCATGATTTCTAAGTCCAAGACGTCTTTAACCTTCTTCAAGATGTTACCATCGGTTAAGAGTTTCAATGCTTCCTTGTTCTTTCCTTTACAGAAGTTACAAGTGCTTGCTTCGTGGCACTCGATGTCCTTGAGTAGTTGGCAGTTCCAGAAAGGTTTCTCGTGGTTGTATATCCAGTTCAACCATTGGAGTGCTTCTTCTATGGTGAATTCTGTGCCTACTTGTTTACAGTTGCCGACGTATTCTTCTATTAACACCTTGGCTTGGTTCTTGGTTAGGTTGTCGAGTTTTGCTGCGATGCTGATGATGCTCGCTCCAGCGCTTCTCTGTCCTTCGCCTAATCCTTCACGAATCTTTAGCACACCTTCTAATTGAATGTATTCTCCTTCGAATCGTTCGTGACGCATTTGTTCGTCACCGCGTACCTCTGCTTGTTTAATGAATGATTCAAGCATTTCGCCTAATTCAGCTGGGTTTATGTCGAACAAAGGCAACGTCTTTGGATACCTAACGTCTTCTAGGCGTTTGATTAATACTTTGGTGGGTTTATAGTCTTCTTTTTCGATGAAGGTCTTATAGGCCGTGCTGAACGTTCCCTCCGCAGTCGCCGAGTATTTGCGTCCTCCAATGTCTCTTATAAGATGAGTTGTACCGTTGAAATAGTTGAATATCATTGGCGCACTATCAACCTTGTTACCTTTACCTCTGTATCGTTCATCGATACCAGCGTAATCAAGAATCTTATTCCAGAACCAGAGCCTGATATGTTTGTAAGAGAAATCATACGATAACGCCTTACGGAACAGCTCCTTCTGTTCTTCATCATTGAATTCTATCTTCTTAAAGAAAGTGTGAATGTGTACTCCTTTACCACCGGTTGGGCATATCATAAATGGGATACTGAAGTTCTCCAATGCTTCGATAACCTTCTTGGCTTCGATGTAGTTGGCTTTGTAACTTCTCCAATCAAAGTCGAATATGACTTCATTAACAGCGGCGTTACGCTCATCGTGTAACTTGAATTTGTCTGCATTGTACCTTTTTCCTGGCTTGTATGTCTGTAGCTTGCTATCAAAGAAGTTGTTAGCTACTTTCAAATCACCGGGGAAAGTAATGCTCATGAGCTGTTTGAAATAGGTCTCTTGCTCATTCACTCTCTTCACCCCTTTCCTTTACTCGAAGAACCCTACTCATAGGTATTGTTATCTTGTTCTTGCCCGTAAGGAAAGTGATGTATCCAGATGTCAGCTCGACGATTTCATACCAACCCTTTTGTTGTTGGTTTTCTTCGTCTATGTATGTTATATGTGCGTCTCTCATTTCCTCATCACCCTATAATTCCTTATTGTCATATGTTAAATTGACCGTCTTATTTAAATACTATTATTAAGTAAAATAATAAAAACAAAAATATATGTTGTAGTTCGGAATTCACTTGTTAACGCCTTTGGCGATGTGGTATAACAAATAAATCAAAGCCAATGGGAAGAACACTATTGTTAGTGTTACTACCCAACCTGTTTTTGGTCCTGCCATCTTATTTTCCTCCGTCTAAATCTAGTTGTCGTTGACACATCTCTCGACACTTACCTTGCAACTTAGCAAGGTCCATTGTCGGATCGTATGCGATGTCTTCTTCTTTGTTCACCTTTGCGGTGATGCTGACAGTGTATGTCTGGTATGCTTTACTCTTCTTTGCTTCTGCTGTTATTTCAGTCATTATCATTTTATATCTCCTTCCTTAAGAAGTAAAATGCTGTTCGTCCTTCCTTTCGTTTATCAACACCCACCATCTTGCCTACCTTTGCCATGAGGTTAGCAGTAGTTGTTGGTTCGTAACCTCTTTTGTTAAAGAAGGCGTTACCGACTTCTTGTCCCATCTTCATCGCATTGTATGCTTCTTCCAATACTGCTGAGCGGTCTTGTCGTTTACCATAAGCCCTTGATATATTGCTGACAGGGTTAAGAGCTTTCTGTACCTCACGCAATAGTGTGACCGCTGACTCTATCTTCTGGTCGTATTCTTCATATCGGCCTTTCATGTGGTCGTACTTGTTCGCCTTGGTGTTCAAAATCTTCATTTGTTTTAGTATTTCTTGCATCCTTATCACCTTATGTTTTTGTTGTCTCTTAACAACTTTTTGTATTCTCTGACTTCTTCTACTAAGTAGTTCGCTTCTCGGCCGACCCTTATTAATAGGTTGTACCGCTTCTCGAAACTCATTGGCGTCTCCTTCTCTATCAAACCTTTTGTTTGAATCCTTAATGGTGCTAACCTTTTCTCAAGGTTCCTGGTTATTACGTCGTCGTAAGCCATGATTTCTGCTGCTAGTGTCCTCTTTCTGTCGTTGGTTGTCTCATGTTTTTCTATTTCAATCCATAAGTCGTTCCTTTTCTGGATTAGTTCTGTATTTTCAGTTACCCTTGTTGCCATTCTTTTTCCTTCAGTTTATCACTTTCTCTGGGTGGTCTTCTAATTCTTCGTGTCCGCATTCACACCTCCAGGCGTATTCGTCTGGTTCGACTTGGAATAGTTCCATGAACCCTGTTGCGCCACAACCCTTACATCTGATGTCTGGGTCTTTCATTAATGGTTGTTGTTCGTCGTAGATTTTGAATAATGTTTTGTCTGATGTGTCTACTTCTTCTACTTCACCATATTGTGACTGGTATTCTTCGTCTGTGTGGTGTTTTCTGTAGTGGGTCCTCATTGTACCAGCGTCAGAGAAACACTCCGTACAATACACACAAACATAGATTAATGGTGTTTGCTCAACGTTCTTCCACTTCATCATTTTTTCACCTTTGTCATCATTATGTTGTTGTCCTGTACTATCCTGTGGCTGAGGTAATAAAAGTTTCCTCTGCCAAAGAGTATTGGTTCGAATTTAAATCTGTTCATTTTCATTTTGTTTCACCTGTCTTGAATTCTGCTCCATGTTGTCTGTAATATTTCTCCACTAATGCTTTTACGAACTTCCTGTTGACTAGTAATGCCGCATCGATTAGTGCTTGGACCCTCGCTTGTTCTTTAACTCCGTTCCTCCATTGACTTCCATCATCACTGTGATTGTAGTAATAGTCGAACTTCTTTAGTTCTGCGTCTAATTCTTGGAATTGCTCACTGGCCATCTGATTCATCTCCGAACGCGTTATTGATTTGTTCTTCACCTACGTAAACACCGTAAATGGTTACTGCTAAGTATAAGTTAAAGCTCTCGCCCTCTTCTCCATGGTAAACACTGCTGTCTTCTAAGTACATTTGTACGTTCTTAAATGTTACTTTGTCGACACCAAGTTGGTA